CACAGTTTTTCATAAAAAAATAAAAATTTTAAAATAATATAAAGGAAGAGATTATGAGTCTAGGAATATCAGTATGTATAAAATTAGAGGATAATACTGAATGCAAATCAGTTGAAAAGTATAGCTCACCTACCAGATCCTATCAGAGATTTGTAGTAAATGACAAAGAATTTGGTGTAGTTAAAATTTTTCAAACACGCATTCAGGAAGGGGTTTATGAAGTAATGACAGATATTTCTTCAGGAGCGTTGTACGAGAATAACTCTATTGATGGCGCTATTAGATTTAAATCTCTAAAATTTATTTTAGATCGTGAATATGATCTTTTATATCAAAATGGGGAAGAAGAGGACCCTGATGACGAATTAGAATATCTAAGACCTGGGGGACCTTCTTTGGTAAATAGATTTGTAGCCTATCAAAAAGGCAATGTGGAGGCAGAAACTAAAGCACGGGAAGTTATTAGTTGTGAATACTACACTAACAGAGGTGATGATCTTGTTGGTGTCTTTAACCTTCCCTCTTATCCTCAAGAATTAGTTTCAAATGTATTCTATACAGAAATTCAGGATAGAGCTAACAAAGCAAAAAATGCTTTAGCCTCAGGGGGAATAGGAGATATGTTCTTTCTTCCAGCTATAGGGGCTTATCATCCTGTTTGGGAAAAAGACGGTGGGGCTCCAGGGGGATCAGGATTAAGTCCCTTTCTCGGTTGGTTAGGAGACTATAGTTCAGAGTATGTTCTTCTAGCATTTATGGAAGCTATGGGTGTAGCCGAAAGACAGGATACTCAATGTTTAGACAGTAATACAGGATTTCCTCGTTCTCCTCAATCCTTAAAAAATAGAGTAGGAAAGTTACCTTTTAACTTACACGGAGGAACTTCTCTTACTAATCGTATTCCTTATTTTGAACAAGGGGTAAACTCAAATCCTTGGAATCAAGGAACTGCCTCCTATGAAGATGATTTAAATAAATTACAACGAATTGATGGGCAGCACAGAGTTAGAGAAGTAGCAGCTACAGTTTACTTAGCTTCTTTAGGAATTGAATGGGCTAAAGAACGATTAGCAGGGTATGCTTATAATGTGATGATGGTTGTAGATGATTGGCTTTTTAATTTCATTGACACTACTTTTCAAAAAGAAGGAAGATTTAATAGAGAGCAGGGATGGGACATGTATACTCTTGCGGCTGCTTACAGGTATTGTGAAGATGAAGATACTCGTAAAAATATAGAACCTTACTTAGAAGAGTATGTAAAAGTTACCGAATATACTGCTCTACCAAACGGTACTACTGTAAGAAATTATTCTCTTCCTCAATATACTTCCGCAGGAGATTTAGTGGGATGGAAACAAAGAAGGTACTGGGATAGTGATCCTTACCAGGGAGACCCCAGTATTCCGTATATTATTGACGTAACAAAGGTTCTTGATTCTGTTATTATTGCAACTGGTTTATATGCTGCTGATGTAGCTTTAGGGAAACCTATTAGTTGGACTATTACTACTTTACTAGATTTCTATGGTACTAAATTTATTCCTCATCAATGGGGGAATAAAGAAGGCCCAGCACAAATTTGTGGATGCGCTCAAACTAAAGAGGTAAGGGATCCTATTTATTTTAGAACTATTGAGTATCCTTTAGGAGGACCAGATGTTAATTATATCTTGTGGCTAGCAGGACTCGCTTACATGGCTACAGAAAATGATAAATATTTAGAACTAGGAATTAGAGCAACTGGCTCAGTCGCTGATACTTTTGAAGATAGAGTATGGGAAGATACCCAGGAAGGGCATTCAGCAAAGGTAGAGAATAGTGCTATGCTTTTAGCAGCAAAACAATACTATGGTTCTAATCGGGGTATTTTAACCTTTGGAACATCCAATGGGGTTGATCCTGTTCCTACTCCTACTCCCGTTGATCCTACTCCCGTTGATCCTACTCCCCCTCCTGCTAGACCAATAAATTATAAAAGAAAAGTTCGTGTAAAATTGGATAGAGCAATTAGTCTACTTGAAGAAATAGATACTCTATTAAGAGACCCGGAATTATGGAAAGATCGCAATTAGTAACTGAATTTCAAAAGTGTAAAGAAGATCCAACTTATTTTATTTCTAATTACATTAAAGTAACTCATCCTATTAGAGGATTGGTTCCTTTTGATCTTTACCCCTTTCAGCATAGAATTTTAGATAATCTTAAAAACAATAGATTTAATATTTTAAGAAAATTTAGACAAGCTGGGTGTACTACTATTGCAGCAGCTTGGTCATTGCATACAGTCATTTTCAAAAAACATAAGTCTGTAATTATTCTTTCAAAAGGTGACGCGGAATCTACTGAGGTTCTTGATAGAATTAAGTTAATGTATGATGAATTACCGGCATTTTTAAAGCCTGGGATCTCGGAAGATAATAAACACACTCTAAAATTAAAGACAGGTTCTGTAATAAAATCTCGTCCTTCAGGAAAACAATCAGGACGTTCATTAGCTGGTTCTATCTTGATTATTGATGAAGCAGCATTTATTGACAATATTGATTCAATTTGGGCAGCAGTTTATCCTATCATTTCAACAGGGGGTCGAGCTTTTGTTCTTTCCACTGTTAATGGTATAGGTAATTGGTATCATGAAGTATATCAGAAAGCTGTTAATTTAGAAAATTCATTTAATGCTATTGATATCAGATGGCAAGAACACCCAGAATATAAGTATAATCCCGACTACGAACACTTGTATGAAGATATGAGGAAAAGAGGTCTGGATATTTATAAATGGGAAGACACTACGCGAGTCAACTTGCCTACCAAACAATGGCTCCAAGAATATGAATGTTCATTTCTGGGGACAGGAGACACTTACGTTGATGGACAAATTTTGAGAAATTTAAACTCTCAAACGAGTGAGGATTATTATATTAAATATAATAACAGAATGAGAGTTTGGCAGGATCCTCAACCGCAGTATACTTATGTCTTATCTTGTGATACCTCTTTAGGACGAGAAAGGGATTATTCAGCCTTCCATATCATTAATTTGTATAATGGTCAACAGGTAGCAGAGTTCTATTCTAACAGAACCCCAATAAATGATTTTGCTAAAATTATTGCTACAGAAGGAATGCTATATAACATAGCAAATGTTATTTGTGAGCGTAATACAATTGGAAATAATCTAATTGATTGGCTCTATAATATTTATGAATATGAAAATTTATGGACTGATGAAAAGGGAGATATAGGTTTCCAGGTAACAGCAAAAAATCGTGAGAGTTTACTAGCTGATTTAGAGGAAGCCCTTCGAACTGATCTGATTAAAATTAACTCAGTTAGAACTTGTGATGAACTTATGACATTTATTATAACTCAAAGTGGAAAAGCCCAAGCGGAAAAAGGATATCATGATGATTTAATTATGAGTTTAGCTTTATCTATCTATTCTTATAAATACTTATTAGAGACTAATCTTGTTGAATATATATCAAAAATTCCTCATAAGGACGTTCCCCCGTTGCCTTCTAGAGTATATAAAGCACAGGTGAAAACATCTTTTGATCAAGTAAGCGAGGAAGATTATAGATGGCTGATGAAATAGAAAAACAGAATTTAGAAGAAGGATACACAGAGTTCGGTGGGGCTGGAAGAGGAGGAGGATTTTATACCCCTACAGGTCCTATAGGCCGCTTTTTTGCTAAGTTCTTTGCTACAAAAGCTCAAAAAGAAGTAGCAAGGATTATGGATAGGGGGGAACCACATCCTGTAGCAGGAGATACCTTAGTATCAACAGAGATAATTAAGGACACAGTAGATAGTGGGCCTGCTATAGGAGGAATTAATAGAAACCCGATACTTCCTCAACTAGAATTGAATCGTCGCAGACGATACAAAGAGTATGAAGAGATGGATGAATACCCCGAAATAGGGGCAGCATTTGATATCTATGCAGATGATGCTAGTCAAAAAGGTCCAAGAAATGAACGATGGACTTTTAAAAGTGATAGTGGAATGGTAGTAGATGAACTTGAGAGATTATTTAAACGACTTCAAATTGATAAGTTTCTCTGGGATATTATTCGTAACACTGTAAAGTATGGAGATTGTTTTACTGAGCTTGTTTTAGATGTAAACAAACCAGAAGAGGGTCTTAAGAAGATTAAAATTCTAAATCCAAATTATATCTTACGAGTAGAGAATGAATATGGATATCTAAAAAAATTCCTACAAGAGATTCCAAATAATGAAGCGTTCAATTATGGACCTACTACTGGGTTGGAGACTCCAATGAGATATATTGATTTAGATAAAAATCAAATTGTTCATTTTAGGCTCCATACGTCCGATCCTTTGTACTATCCTTATGGGAAATCAATTGCGGCTCTTTGCCATAGAATCTTCCGTTCATTAAAAATGATGGAAGATGCTATGATGATTTATCGGTTATCCAGGGCACCTGAGAGACGTATATTTTATGTTGATACAGGATCTTTACCAACAAGTAAAGCAGAGGTGTATATCGAGAGATTAAAAGCTAAATTTAAGAAAGAGAAGTATTATAACTCCTCTAAAGGTACGATAGATTCAAGATACAACCCCCTTTCTATGGATGAAGATTTCTTTGTTCCTTCTAAAAATGGAAAGGGAACTAAAATTGACACTCTTCCAGGAGCAACCAATTTAGGTGAAATTGAAGATGTCCGGTATTACAGAGATAAGCTTTTAGCTGCTCTTAAAATTCCAAAAGACTATATTGTTGAGAAAGACCAATCCCCAGAAAGAAAAGCTAACCTATCTCAATTAGATGTCAAATTTGCTAGAACCATACATAGGGTTCAAGTTAATGTTGAAACTGGATTGGAAAATCTTGCTAAGAGACATCTTCAACTAAAAGGATTCCCTGCTTCTTTAATTAAAAAACTTAGAATTCAACTTCCAGAACCTTCAGATATGTCAGCTAAACGTAAACTTGATTTAGATGAACAAAAAACAAGAGTAATTCAAGCTGTTATTCAATTAGCTTTGTTTTCCAAGAAAGCTATTTATAAAGAATATTACGATATGAATGAAGAGGAAATTTCACGAATGGAAGCAGAAGTAAAGAAAGATCAAGAAGAGTTAGCAGAGCAGCAGCAAGAAGCAATGCCAATGGAGGGAGGGGGCGGGGCTCCTCCTGGAGGTAATGCTGGGCCTATGGAGGCTGGGGGCCAGGAACCCCACGAAAATATTCCACCTACCGCAAATGAAGAAATAGTTTCTACGTTAGAAACTTTACGAGATATAGTTCTAGAAGAAGACAAAAAAGTAGTAATTTCTAGAATAATCAGTAAGCAACAGCAAAAAGCTGAAGAGGTAAATAAATAGCTTCTATATATACAAATAGAAGCTTAAATTAAACGGAGAAGCTAATATGTTTTCAAAATTATTCGAAGAAAGAGATAAAAAGGTTTCCTTGCTAATAAAGCTAGGAGATTGTATAGGTAGGTCGTTAAGGGAGAATGTTACACTATTCTCTATTGATAGTCAGAATTCTTTAGTTACTTACTTAACAGAATCTGATAAAGTGATTAGTGGACAATACGATTTTGATAAAGATGTTACATTAAGTAAGATCGAGATTCAAGATTCTGAAGTATTCAAAGATGGAGAGGTCTTTGATACTTTTGTAAATGAAAAGATACATTTATTTGTTGAAAGTCTTCATTTTGGTGAATATTCATCTGCTGATGATTCTTTTTCAGATATTCTTAGTCTATGGGAGAATAGAATGAAGTTAGATTCTATTCAAAATAAACTTGTAGAAAAGGCTCATAGATTAGAGGATATTGAACAAATAGTAGAATCTGAACATTTTATTAAGTTATTAGAAATTCGTCCTCAATTAGTAGATTTTCTAACAGAAAATTTTGAGAAACTATCTTCAGTTCCTGAAATTAAAAATGCGGTTAATCTTTCTAATGCCGTCTCCACTTCATTTAATTTTCCAAAACTTACATATGAAGATTTAGTAGAGAAGAAATCTTATATCTTAAAAGAAGGGGTTACTTCTTCAATTTATGAAATGATCTGTCGCCAGGAATTAATAAAAAAAGAATTAATTGAGTCTAAAAAGAGTTTTGATGTTACCTGGGCTAGTAATGGATCTATCCGTAAGCTTGCAAGTATGATTTTTGAAAGTAATAAAAAAATAGTTGAATCACTTGCAGAAGCTTTGCGGGATGTTCCTTATTTAGCTCTTGCTTCTAAGAAAAGTTTATTTGCCACTTTTACTAATTGTCTGGGTCAAACTGATGGTATTGGAGTCTCTGAAAAAGATATCCAGGAATATGCTTCAAATATCTTTGAAATCAAAAAAGAAGCAAAACAGATGTTCATTGAGTCCATTAATGAAAAGTATGGAGTTAATATTCAAAATTTACAGGAACCAACCTCCTTTAAGAGTTTAATTAATACACAAATTGTAATATTTGAAGCTCTTTCTAGATTAGCTCCTAATTCTAGTGTACTAAAGCAAGTATTATCTGAAATGGCTTTTTCTTTAAAAAATAAATCAGGAATTGAAGGAATTGATGTTAATGATTTCATTTATGAAATCTTTTCAGAAGCGGGGTATCAAGAAATTTTAGAAGAGAATAAAACAGTTGGTAAGTATACGAAGATTGATTTTAAAAGAGTAGCTAAGGATCTTGGGGATGTACAAGATTTAGTTTCAACTTTACAATCTCAATATAAAGTAGATCAAGAGTATTCTTCTGATGAAAATGTGGATCAGAAAACTTTAGCTTCTCAAGAAAAGAAAGAGGATGAAACTCCTCCTGAAGAGACTCCTCCTGAAGAGACTCCTCCTGAAGAGGCTCCTCCTGAAGAAGAAGGAGAAGAAGGCCCAGTACCAGAAGTTCCAAAAAATGTTACCCAAAAAGGTGCAGTAGATAATTTATCAGATTTAGAATCCATGATAGCTGATATAGCAGATGAAATTGGAAATACAGGTGAGAAAAAAGATAAAGAGGAGACTGAATAATGGATTTAGTAACAGGTCAAAGAACTTTTTATATTGGAGTTTCTAGTATAGATGATGGAGATATAATCGAAGTCCCTTTTGTTGATTCGGCTGGAAGCGGTATGAGTTGTAATTACTTTAAAATTACCGCACGCAGCGAAATAATCGGTAATCCCGGTGCAATTGTAGCAGAGCTTAGTGGAGTTTCTCATGTTGGTGATATGGTAACTAATCAAATTTCAGCTTTATCGGCAACGGTTTCTCCTAGTGGTATTTGTGGTATTGGTTTTGTTTTAGGCGTAGATTCACAGTATCATGAATGGCATGGAAGTAATGGACAAGTGTGTACTGGAATAAAACTTCAGACTATGGTAAAATCTGGTAAAGTTATTGCTGGAATTACTTATGGAAACCTATTCCCATTAAATACAATAAGAACCACAAATGATTTAATTTATGATGCGGGGGCTTAGTGGAATATGGTCTCACCCTCTGGACTTGTTTATGTAGACTTAGATGAAGCTGGACGCGCCAGTGGGTTAGCATCTTTTCAAACAGGAGATACTATTCTCAGTAGTCTTCTTACTCCAAATATAAGAGATACTGTAAGTGGTCTTGAAGATGTTTCTTCCACTGTAGCTGATAATTCAGGAACTTGGGAAGCAGGGGGTGGGGCTCCTTCTGCTACTGGTTTTGCTGATTGGGATAACGCATTTGGCTATCTAAACAATGCAGCTTCAGGTAATATAGGAAGTACTAGTACTTTTGTTTTTGATACATCAACAGATTTAATAAATGCTTCGTCTACGTTTAAAAGTTTTTCTGGTACTGTAGAGACAAGTACAGCCGTTCTTGATGCAAGTGTAGGTGCCCTAAATGTATTCTCTGGTACTGTCGATACGAGTGTGGTTGCTCTTGATGCAAGTGTAGGTGCCCTAAATGTATTCTCTGGTACTGTCGATGCGAGTACAGCCGTTCTTGATGCAAGTGTAGGTGCCCTAAATGTATTCTCTGGTACTGTCGATGCGAGTGTGGTTGTTCTTGATGGTTTAGTTCCTTCTGCTACTGGCTTTGCTGATTGGGATAGGGTATATGATCAAATCCTTACTACTTCTGATACTGCACTTTTAACAGGAGCCACACCTACTCTATCTAATGATTTAAATGCTAATAGTAAATCAATATCTGGTCTAGATGGTTTATCGGGTCTTGGCGATTTAAGTCTTTCTGGTGGTGGAGGGGGAGGTATAGTAGAGATACAAACTGATTTACATTTAAGTGGAAATGATCTAAAAAATGTATTTAAAATAAAATCAGAAGTTGGTGCAAGTCTAGTTTGTTCTGGTACGAATCAAGTAAAAATAGAGAGTCTTGGTAATATTGCTATTGGGGATACAACTAATCTTTTTGTAACTTCTGATTTTAAAGCTGATGCTGATTCTTGGATTAATGCCTTTGATTATCTAAACAATGCAGCTTCAGGTAATATAGGAAATACCTCAACAGTTGTTGTTGCTGCATCGGGGGATAATGCTAATGCCTTTACTAAGTACTCAAGCGTATCTGCTGGTTTAGACGATGTACTTGTTGCATCAGGTAATTATGATAATGCCTTTGATTATCTAAACAATGCATTTTCAGCTATTATAGCTTCAGTTTCAGCAGGAACTGATACTTCTGCTACAGCATGGTTAACAGGAGCCACACCTACTCTATCTAATAATTTAAATGCTAATACTAGATCAATATCTGATATAGGCCGTTTATTGGGTGCTGATACTCTTATTATTTCCTCTGTAGGTGATATACAATTCGGAAGCAATATGAATGCTGGTGGTAACTCACTATCCGGTTTATTTCGCCTTACAGGAGAAACAGGTGCGGGCCTTACTGTTTCTACAACAAATACACTAGCATTACATACTAAGGGTGGTACTATTAGTATTGGAGATTCAAGTGATCCTTATACTACAACTGATTTTAAAGCTGATGCTGATTCTTGGATTAATTCCTTTGATTACCTAAACGCAGCTTCAGGTGATATAGGAAATACTAGTACTTTTGTTTTTGATGCATCAGCAGATTTAATAAATGCTTCGTCTACGTTTGAAAGTTTTTCTGGTACTGTAGAGACAAGTACAGCCGTTCTTGATGCAAGTGTAGGTGCCTTAAATGCATTCTCTGGTACTGTCGATGCGAGTGTGGTTGTTCTTGATGGTTTAGTTCCTTCTGCTACTGGCTTTGCTGATTGGGATAAGGTATATGATCAAATCCTTACTACTTCTGATGAGGGACTTTTAACAGGAGCCACACCTACTCTATCTAATAATTTAAATGCTAATACTAGATCAATATCTGATATAGGCCGTTTATTGGGTGCTGATAC